TTGGTTACCTTGCTGACCCGTTGGACCTTGATTACCTTGTGCCCCAAGTCCCTGCGGACCTTGATTACCTTGTTGTCCACTTGGTCCTTGATTGCCTTGAGGGCCTTGGTTACCTTGTGGACCTTGATTGCCTTGTGGTCCTTGATTGCCTTGTGACCCCGTTACCCCCGTTGGCCCTTGATTACCCTGTGGACCGGTGGTACCTGTATTTCCAGTTGGTCCTTGGTTACCTTGCGGACCCTGATTGCCTTGTGGACCTTGATTGCCCTGCGGTCCTTGATTGCCTTGCGGACCCTGATTGCCTTGTGGACCTTGATTACCTTGATTCCCTTGAGGGCCTTGGTTGCCCTGTGGACCTTGATTACCTTGCGGACCCTGATTGCCTTGTGGTCCTTGTGGAGTTAGGGCAAATGATGCAGTTTGTGCATAAGAAGCAGATACTGCAAAACTACTGGTCCCAAACAATGATCCTGTAATACCTTCGGAAACGTTTAGTGACCCCGTAACTACGATGCCACTTTGTGATACTAATAGTGACCCCGTGATAACCGCACTCCCAGAGAATGGGAATCCAGAGCCACCCGCGTTTAATGCGTACGAGGCAGTAAGTGCTTGTGATGCGGAAACTGCCCAACTACTGGTACCGTACAGAGAACTGGTAACCGATACGGACGTAATACCATCGTTCGTAGTCAAACTACCTGTCAATATGTAATTTCCATTCAGCGTCTTGGTATTATGCCATATAGCACCATCATATACTAACAAGTCACCCACAGCAGGACTTGTAATTCCTACATCAGATAGTGAAGCTAGTGTGGTTGATGCTGGGGTAACACCAGATGCTCCTATACCACCAACACTACGAAAAATGCCGCCTTGTACGATTGCTGACGTTGCACTATCTGTTAAATTGGTACAATCTTTTCTAACGATTAAATAACCTAAGAATATTGCATTGAGTGCCGTATTCGGTGCTTCCGAGAACGGTTCGGTATCAATACCATTCCGTGCGTCAAGTAGCGTGGCATATTCTGCATTACCGTAATAAACAATAAATGCACTTGTTGGGGAGTTTGGAACCCAGAATACACGTTGAACAGTCCAGCGATTTGTAGCTGGACTAGTTCCTGTTACTGTGGTTAATTGTCCCGTAGCAATGTTTACATATTGTGTTGGGTCAATGACCGTATATCCTGCTGCGCTAACGCCTGTATCAATGATTGGTGTGGATCCGGATAGGTAATACCGATAAATTTTTGAGGTCGTCGTTGCAGCTTCTGTAACCGTGGATGGGTGGTTTGCATTAATTGTATAATTTGAGCCCTCACGGAATGCCGTTCCTGCGGTTCGATTAATTCCTAAACTTGACCCACTTGCGGTTAGTGTATGCCCCGTTACCTTTAATGGACCGAATGCTCTAATAAAGTCATCATTCTTTTGAAATCCACCATAGGAAATTTGTGGGGAATTAAACACCCCAGTGGATACACTACCACTTAAATGCAATACTACCCCGAGGAAGATTTCTGTATCCCATTGGTCGATATTTGTTGACCCCCACGCGGCGGTTTGTTGTACCACATCGCCATTACTATCTAATCCAACGTAGGTAATCTTTGCGGAACCCGAGTACGTGATAGGAACATTTGTCTTATTTCCCCATACGACATATTTTACTGCGGGGTACGGTTCATTTGCAAGACTTGCATTTTGTGTAACGATAAGACCAGACCCCGACGTGATACTAAATGTCGTTGACCCCAACGAAGACGACATAACACCACCATTTAGCAAACCCGTATATAAATTTGATTCTAACCACCGTAACCGTGTGGTGTTAAAGAATCCGCTTCCATTTTGTGTGAAATATAAGTCATTGGTTGACCCACTGACGTAGATGTAGGATGCACTAATACCTGAATCAATATTTGTAGTCGTAGGATTGAATCGTATATATCCTGTTTCTTGTAGGTCGCCGTATATATGTACGGACGGATCGGTAACCCCGAGCGCACTTGATACTATCAATGTTCCCGATAATAGTGTGTTTCCTGCTAATGTATTATTACCAATTTGTGTGGTTGACCCCGTAATGTTCAAACTACCGGTAACAATTTGATTACCTCTAAAGGTATTTGACCCCGTAGTGGCAATCGTCTGAATACCGGTGGTATTACGAACATCAATTTGCGCAGACGACGATACCACACCTGGCGGTATGGAGGACGAGACTTCTGCGGAAAAGTTATTAATTGCTGATGTGGGAATACTACCGGTCTTGATTAAAACCCCAGATAAACGTGTTTCGGCCACTACTCCACTCCGGTTAAATTAAGAACTATCATATAAATAGATGCTATATGAAATCTTAGTATAAATATCATTTTTTTATCCAATAAACAGAAAAGACACGCATTCTGGCGTGCCTTTTCTATCTATACGTTATTATTTTATGCGTCTGTTAATATAGGAGCAAGGGCAAGAAGTGCCGTAGGTTCTAATTCCATTGAGTCTGGAAAATCCGACAGCTTTAATCCGACATTACTGACTTCGACCACTTGGGACAATAATTCATCTAATTCCATATTAACCAATTCAATCTTGTCATTCGGGATTGTGATAGTGTTTGGAATTACCTTACCATCCTTATCCAACGCTTCGACCAAATTATCTAAATGGTCCCGCTTGGCGTACTTTAATCGGATTTCCTTCATAGGTTCTTCCACTGCTTTTGCAAATGGTTCAAGAGTACGAACCGCAGTGGTTACCTTCCATGCCAACTTAATTGGAAGCTTGTGTTGGCTGACCGTACTAAGTGCCGATAAAATATTCAAAACCTGTACATTTGTTAACTGCATGGTATAACCTCCAAATAATTTAATATATCAAATATATGTTAAAACTATGAATTTGTCAAGGACCGGTTTATACCGAACCACTTACGGTTGGTGTTGGTCCTCCAAGATTTTGTCCCCACGGAGTTTCCATTACGTCAGACCACGGGTCATTCTTCTTGGTGATTTGCTTTTGAATTTGTTCATTTACGTGTTGTTCATAGGTTCCCACCACAACAGCTTGAACCCATCCCAAGACTTGTTCTTTTGTTAATTCTTCATATGGAGTAAAGCTACCACTTGCTGGCAGTGAAAGTGGGGTTGCACCTTGGAATACTCCCGTAGTACCATTTTCATCTGTGCCTGTCTTGCTCCAACGCACATGAACAATTACGTTGCTCAATCCGTCGAGTGTTGGTGCCTTCCGCATATTGGTGATGTCCCATGTGTATGTTATTGCCATTGTGTTCTCCTACCAGGTCATCTGGTTCTGTTTGAGAGTTATGAGTTATTTATACGATTTTCCAGCTCTTCTATTTTTGCTTGTTGTTCCTTGATGGCTTGCACCAAAATAGGAACCAACCGAGTGTAATTCAAAGTGAGATAGTTTTCACCTGACTTGGACACTCTGCGAGGATTGGTTTCATCACTGAAATCATTTTCCACGTCGAATGGTGCCAGTTCCACGAGTTCAGGATAGAATGCTTCCACTTCTTGGGCACTCAACCCAATTTGTGTTTTATTGCTACCAAAGTTGAAACTGTTGGCCAAGGCGTTGTCCACATATTTGAAGGGTGTCCAGGACTTGATGGCATCTAATGCACCCACAAGTGTTCCTGTTTTCTCCTTCAATCGTTCATCTGAGTAATATTGTACTAAGTCTTGCCAGACATAGAATCGTTTATCATAGGTGGCTTGAGCACCCACTTGACGATTTTGCGGATAACTATTTCCTACGAACCCAGTTTCAAACGATGTGGTGATGGAGGCAATCGTCAACCCACCGCCAGAAGTGAAGTAGATTTGTGCATCGTTCGTGCCATCGTTACTTTGGTCACCTCCGTAAAACAACATACGTCCTTGGAAGATGGTTCGATACATGTAACTGGTACTGGCTGGGTCAACATAATATCCCGTGTCATTTTGGTCATAGAACAGAGGCGCACGTGCACTTCCTGCCATAACAGTAAATCCGTAATCAATATAAAATGCGCTACCATTCCAATACCAGATCCATCCACGGCTGTTATCATGCACCCCTACGTTATCACCTGTGGTGGACATGAACACGTGACGAGAACCGATACCCCACCCACTCCATCCGTTACGACCACCGCCGTATGTGGTGGCGTTTCCGTAACTATTACCTGCAGAATCAGCCGCCCATATACCACGACCATATGATTGGAAATACAATCCACAATCTCCTTGTGGTCGGAACCAATCGTTTGCCAATACATAAGATAATTGTGAAGTACCAGCGGGGTCTATGTAATAGCCGGTATTGTTGTTATCATACATAATGGTATAATAAGCTGCTCCACCTCCATAGGTAGCCGCCCCGTTACGATATATGTCACCATACAACCACTGTGTTCCACCCGAGTAAATGCCACTTGGGTGCCATGATGCTGCCCCGGTACCACCTACGTTACCATTACCTTGATAGGAGTACGTTTGTAATGCGTTGAGATTAGAGGTACTTGCGGGGTCGGTATAGTATCCTGTATTATTGCTATCATAGAAGATGGGAGCACGAAATGAGCTAGCAACCCAATTGTTACCAGACATATCCAGTTCCCATCTATTAAATCCAGCAGACCATCCACCAATGCGCATCACGTTGTCGCTGTCGAGTCCCATATTGACAGCGTAATAGCCGCCACGATGGAACGACATAATTGCGCCGCTTCCGTTGTTTGAATACGCTTGAAGCGGCGGACTATCGGAAGTCGTATTTCGATTAGCGACAAATGTATTAGCACCAGTCCATGAATTATTTGTGCCTAAAATACTAGCGCCAGATGGGCCCGTTGGTCCTGTTGGTCCGGTTGCACCAGTCGGTCCTGTTGACACAGGAGAACCCGTTGGGCCAGTTGGTCCTGTTGCTCCTGTGGGGCCTGTTGCGCCTTGTGGGCCGGTAGATCCTGTTGGTCCGGTTGAACCAGTCGGCCCGGTTGGTCCCGCCACGCCTTGTGGTCCTGTTGGTCCTGTTGGGCCAGTTGCTCCGTTAGAACCAGCTGCGCCTTGTGGGCCAGTTGGCCCCGTAGGTCCAGTTGGGCCAGTTGCTCCATTAGAACCAGTTGCACCTTGTGGACCTGTTGAACCTGTGCTTCCAGTTGGACCTTGGTTGCCTTGCGGACCTTGGTTACCCTGAGCTCCTGTTGGCCCTTGGTTGCCCTGAGGGCCTTGGTTGCCTTGTGCACCAGTCAATGATAAGTCTGAACGTTTCTTGATACTACCGTCTGCGTTCAATACTAAGATATTATTTTCTGTGGTACCAGTTGGGGTTGACGGAAGAATGAGTGACCCCGTAAGTGCTAATGATCCTGTGAAAGTGTGCGTATCATCAATACTGTCACCAAACTTTGTAGACCCAGACCTATAGATGACCGATGAAGAAATAAATTCTGTATGAAATTCTTCTGCGGTAATCCGTCCTGCAACGGTAAGATTTTGTGGGAAGGTAAAGTCACTATTACCGAATGTTGTTCCAGTAAGACCGCTAAGTTGAACTTGTGCGGAATGTGATACAGTTCCTACTGGAAGAAAATCTCGTACTTGTGTAGAATGAGAAACAATGTTTGCTGGAATACTTGAAAGCTGTCCGTATACAACTTGAGAAGAATGTGATACTGATCCTTCTGGAAGAAATGCTTTGACTTGTGCAGAGTGTGATACAATATTAGCGGGAACTTGTGCTAGCGTGGTATATGGAACGTTAACAAGATTTATCCCACTACCAGAGTATGATCCCGTGAATGACCCCGAGAAGGCAGAGTGCGATTCGTCGTCATCTATTAATTCCCCTTCGTTGGCAGCGTTTTGTCTAGTTCTTTTAACAGATAGTGCTCCGTCCTTTTCACTAAGTCTAATATTGCCCATATAAATGGTGGACCCACTGATATACAGCGAGCGCCATCTATTGGTGGCAGACCCTAAGTCATATTGTAAATTGTCGGTTGGAACAAAGTGTCCGGATGAAGAAAGTTGCGCAATGCCAAGGAATGACCCACTAAAGGTTCCCGTGGACCCACTGCTGTTATTAACAAGTGCGCGAATCCAAATGGTGGATGATGATGGAGGCGCTGATACGAATGTTAATATACTTGAGGAAAGAGTATAGTCATTTGCATAACTATAACTTAAACCATCTACTGCAACAAATAAAGAAGAGGAATGATATGGTGTAGTTAAATTGTATTGCGTTTGTACCCCATCGCTGGTGTATCCAAACGAATCAATTTTTGTAGTCGCTGATACCTGGGCCGTTGGAAGATTGGTTAGTTGACTACCATCTCCCTTAAAATATGATGCGGTGACCGCATTAGTAATGTTTGCACTGCCAGAAACTATCAGCCCCTTTCTGGCTACGAATTCATTTGCCATAATTCCCCTTCTTCATTATCCAAAGGTTTATATTAAATTGTAAATAACCGTTAGTTTATATTATAATGCGCGAACAGCGGTTTTGACTATCCAGTTATCAGAATTAACTGTTGCTTTTAGTCGTGCATTGCCTGAAAGAATGTCTGCACTTAACACGACATCGTTTGTGTTCCCCAAATCGTTTGTAGATGTATCAGTAAATTCTACATTACCCGTTTGGTCCCATACTACCATTACCGTGCCTGCACGATAATTGGTTGTTTTCTTGATGACATAATCAAAGAATGCTGCATCATAACTACCCGTGGATACAGTAGCAACTACTTCGGTGCCAGTATCTACATCAAGGTTACTTGCTGATGCGAATAACACACCTTGAATGATTGCCCCACCTTGTAATGAAAGTTGGTCGGTGGTCGTTGCTCCATATGGAGTAATATTTTGAAGACCAAACGAATAACTGCTGCCAAGATTAAGTGGTACAGTATTAAAGGTAATCGGGTACGCGGTAATATGTCCAAGCGATGATGAAAAGTTTGCCGTATCGAATGATGCGACACCCTTATTACTTCCGTTTGCTAATTCACCACTAATGGTAAGCGTTTGATTACTAACACTAAGATTAATACCTTCACTTGCGCTGACGATAAGTGCTTCATTCTTAAGATTGACGTATCCGTTTGTAGTTGTAGTATCATCAGATCCCGAAATGATTAAGGTAGTAACGATACCCGACAAATTACTACCGTCGCCGGAGAAGAATGATGCGGTAAGTGACCCAGTTACGTATACATTTTCTTCTGCATGTAATGTATTACCAACAATACGAAGTGGAGAATATCCTGGTCGATTATCGATGTGATTTCCTTCCGTTGCTACTACGACACGACCATCAACGAGTTGTGCTTCGTTACCCGTGGTAGTAGTATTTTCTGGACCGAGGATTACGATACCACTGGTAATTGATGACCCAGAGATATTTTGTGCTAACCAACGATTGGTGTAACTGTCCCAATATAATGAGCCAGTTAATGGAGTTGCTGAACCAGAATCAATAACTGACATACCACCAAATCTAGTGGCGTTTGTTGCATTTAGAATAATTTCATTATCAGCAACTACAACTTGGGATGATGTAACATATTGGACAGACATTGATGTTACAGTAAATAATCCTGTAACATTCAAACTTCCAGAAATGTTTACATTCTTTGCAATTCCAACACCACCCTGAACAATTAAAGCACCGTCAGTGAAATTTGTACTATTGGTGGTGTCACTAATCGTTTGAATACCCGTAAAGGTATTTGAACCAGTAGTTGCTAATGTAGAATAATTTGTTGTTTGTGTGACATCGATTTGCGCAGAACTACTGACTACTCCATCTGTATTGAGCTTTTTCTTAATACCATCAGTAAAATGAGTAGACCCCGTGTCAAGCGTTAACGTGCGGGTAGTTGTAATATCACCACCACCAGTTAAACCATTACCTGCTGTAATACTGACCGTTGAGTGGTCAACGTGTTGGTTTGCTACATAATTAGTGGTAGCGTTATGGTCTACTTGTGATGAAGCAGAGACAGTTCCTAATGGAATGCCGATAGTTACGGTGTTATTGGTGACTACCGTGGTAACACCGTTTGACCCACTAAGAGTTAATGTATCTGTTAATAAACTGAGCGTGTCATTTCCCGTTGACCCACTAATACGAAGGTCAGTGACAAGTCCCGTTAATTGTGACCCGTCGCCTTTAAATGAGCCGGTAAATGAACCAGTGGCGCCCGCTGATGCGGTGACTGGGCCATAAAATATACTATTACTGGAAACTTCAAGCGACCCAGTAATTTTTGCACCGTTATTAAGGACTATTAGACCTTTACGGGCAATAAATTCATTTGCCATACATTTCTCCCAACGGGGTTATCGTATATAAATATTAAATACTTTTTTAAGGATTCAAATTAGGAAACAATTTAAATAGACTTTGTACAGTCCATGCTCCGCTTCCTGATCCTTCACTGCTAACCCGTAACCGTAGTTCGTTTGAACTACTTAAAAACTTAAAGGAAATATCACTTGTATCGCCAATATCGGTAGTAGATACGTCAGTAAAGATTACACTCGCAGTATTTAACCACGCTGCCATAATAATCCCCATCCGACATGCGCCTGGACGTTGAGCAAGATACTCTACTACCATCCCAGAATATCGAGTCGTAGAGATATACGGGTAAATATATTCTGATACTCCAAATATACCCGTGTTAATTGACCCAGTAAATAATACAGTAAATTGTCCAGCATTTATTTCTAATTGACTAGATTGAACCGATCCATATAATGAACTTGTAACCGATGTTGCTGTGACTGGACCATCAACTTGTAATGATCCTGTAATAACAGCGGACCCACTAAATGGAAATCCAGAGCCAGCTCCAGCATTCAAGGCGTATGACGCAGTTAATGCATACGAGGATGATATTGCGGTAAGCGCTACATCAGCAATGCGATTCCACGACCCTGTTCTGATAGGCGTGACCGCAGTAGGGACAATATTTACATTATAATCGGTGTTCTTTTGAATATTAACGGATATACTTGGTACATCTAGAGCTAAATTATCGTCCGTGTTCTCCCGAATCACAACCCGTATATTTGGTATACCGGTACTGAAATCACTCATTTATTATCTCGTCGATGCTGGGCGTACTACAAAATATCCTTCAAGAATACGTCTGGTGATTGAACCACTAGTCATATTAACATCGTATACGTATTTACGTTGTGTAAATGTACTTGTTTGAGCTGGAGTAAGTTCTAGGAAAAAACTTCCCGAAGCGTTAGGGGCCAGTTTGGTGATAGTAAATGAAGCGGCAATTTCATCAGTATTATAATTTTCTCTAACTTGGCCAGCAAAACTATAATTTGTAATATCCAAATACCCGCCTTGGTCTACGTTTTCCACGCTAGCCAATACTTTGAAAGTTTCACCTTGACCGATATTAAATTCAGTAATGTCTGCCATAATCTTCCTCGAAAAAATACACCTTTATATAAGTATCATAAATTCTTGGTATACAGTAATTTCCAACAAAAAACCCCACCTTTTGAGTGGGGTTTTGTGTCCTGTGACGAACTAGTATTAGTAGTTAAGGATGCAGTAATCTGGTTGGATACTGAGTGAGATTACCATTGGGTCATCCTTTTCCCAAGTCATTTCACCGAATTCAATCTTAGTGATTTGGCATCCCTTGAGAATCCATTCTTCAACCTTATCACCGACTGGTCCAAGCACGTTGATGATAATGTCCTTCTTATAAAATTCTGCATATCCGTCACGACCGGTAACTGATTCGTGGTGGAGACGAACCCATTCCATTACTGCTTGTGCGCCTGATGGAACGATTGGGTCATATAATTCAAGGTTCATTTCTTCCCAAATCGTCTTACCCTTGACATAGCGTTGAAGATTGATGTGGTCAAGCTTCTTCTTTTCTTGGGTTAACTTTGGACGGTCTGCCTTCTTGATGAGATAAGAAGGAACACCATCTAACAACATTATATACCGATTCGCAGTCTTTGGTTCGAATGCGGTAAAAAATAGTTCTTGTTCATTGACCAAATTTGCCATATGGCTCTCCAAATATAGATTGGTACTTTAATAAATAGTTGTTATTGAAAAAACTGATTAGATGGTATCGAAGGTTGCACCAGTTGGGAGAATATTGAAATCCAACTTGATGAATTCTGCGGTACGGGTTGGTTGGAGATAGATTGCACCAGCCAAGATGTTGCGGTCAATGATGTCTGGTGTATTATTGGTTTCATCCATTACCACACGGAATGCGGTCAACCCAGAACGTTGTTGGATACCTGCGAGGTATGGGTTGACGATGTTCAAGAAGCGAGTACGTGTTGCTTCGGTATTTTGTTCGAATACCAAGTAACGTGCTGAACTTGCGATATACTTCTTGACAGTGATAAGTAAGCGACGAACGTTTACGCGGTCAAGTGCTGATGCTCTACGTTGTAATGTCTTTTGACCCCAAACACAGATACCTTGTCCTGGGAACTGTGCGATTGGATTGACCTTTGATTCGTATAATTCATCACGTTGTGCTTGGTTCAAACGAGTCTTGACACCAACTGCGCCTGGGATACCACCACGATTCAATCCTGCTGGTGCGAACCATTCTGCGCCTTGTTGGTCAGAGTATGCGTATACTTCTGGGAGAACCACAGATGGTGGAGCCCAGATAAACTTACCAGTGATATCGTCTAGTACACGAACCCAAGGATAGTATGCTGCTGCATAATTTGTGTCAAGGAGTTCAGCTTGAGTAGTAACTGATGAAAGTGTTGCATCAAGTGTATCAAGGTCAGCGATGTAGAAGCAATCACCGCGGGATTCACAAAGGTCAATGCCAGTTTGTACTACATAACTGTGTTGTGAGTAAATTGCTCCTGGAATTGCTAAGAGATTGAAATCTACTCTATCTGGATTACTTAATTGATTTAGTGCTCTCTTAAATTCAACTGAACCAGATGCTGCTGCGTTTGAAAGGTTGAATCCTTGACTATTTGTTGCAGTGATTGACCCACCCAATGCGATGTAGCGGTTTGGCTTGAATCCATCAAATCCACCTTGAAATGGAACAGAGAAGCGACGATATGTTACGTGGTCACGGTTGGTAAGAGAAATTGCCGAACCACCAACTTCATTACTTGCTAGGTTTTCGATATTGAATTCAGATCCAACAACGTTATTTCCTACGAGTGGTCCAAGATATGAAAGACTAGTGGTGTTTGAGAAATCAAATCCGTAGTAATTGGTGTTTGGACCAACAGCGTTAGATGCTACATACCCAGGAGTACTTCCACTGGTCCAACGACTGTTGACGAATGACCCCGTTGCAAATTCTCCAGAAGAACCAGATACAGTTGAATTTAGTTGAGCAAATCCATATGGAACTGAATTATCTGGAATTACGTCTGCACTCATTTCGATACGAATATACTTTGAATTATTTACAAAGTCACCTTCGTAATTTGTTTCAAGTGTTGTTGAATTGTAAGTTGGAACACTGTTTCCAATTACACGTGCGATATAATTTGGACTGGTTGGGTCAAGATTTAAGTTGTTGAAACTTTCAAGTACGTTTGGTGACTTATCGGTGTCATTAAAATCACGTACAAGAAGTGAGAATGAACCAAAGTCACTATCTGGGTCGATACTTGGTGAGATACCAGTGATAGAAATCTTTACTTCCTTGTTTGCACCAGTACCGTCACTTAAAGTATGAACCTTAAAGAGATTATACTTTGAACCACCGATGGTTTGTGAACGAATCCATGGGGTAGTTGCGTTATTATATTGAGTAAGAAGACTCAAGGTCGAAGTGGTTGCAGTCATTGTAACGTTTGCACCAGCTTGAGCAATTGCGTCTGGGAACACTGCGTATACATACCCTGGAAGGGTTGAGTCACCATTTTGTGGGTTAGTTCCAAAATATGAACTAATGAATGATGTACTAGTTTCAGTAGAACTTAGTGCACTTGCTGAAACATTCTTATTACCAGAACTACTGACGAGTAAATTGAAACTCGTTGCACCACCAGTAGCGGTTGCACTTGTAATCGTACTTCCTGATACGGTTGGATGAAGCACTGCAAAAATCTTACTACCCGATGAACCGGTAGCGTAGATTGTTGATGCGGTGGTAAGATATCCACCTAGTCCAAGAACACGAACAACTGTAGCACTACCTGCTTCTTGCAAGTAGTTCTTAACGGTATATCCCATATAAGAAGTGCCGTCAGGTTCACCGAAGTTAGTTACGAACCCGTCGATGCCTTGCACTGTGGTCGGGATAAATGCTGGTCCTTTTGTGGTTGGACCAACAAATGCCGCACCAATTTCAGCTACTCCTTGTGCGAGGAATGTTTGGTCGCGTTCTTGTGTAAAGACACCAGGCGACACGATTCTTTCTGCCATACGGTATTCTCCAAACTAAATTTGTTATTTCTCTGATGTAAATTCGCCGGTTTCAAAATTAATCGACCCAGCACCATACTTGTCCGATAACCGTTTAATTAATGTTTGTTCTTCTTCGAGTAGACTTTTAAATAGTTTGGTTTGTTCACCAAGCTTGTCATTCAGTTCTGCGATATCTGATTGGAGCAGCTGAATCTGTAATGTTAGCTGTCCGGCGTCAGAGACTACCGATGCGAGTTTGTTACGCAAAACACTAATTTCTTCCAATTCTTCCTTGGTAATTTCCGCCATAATAACCTCTTGGAGTATAATACAACTCGTATTATAAATATCTGTTTTTTTACCTAAACATCAATTATTATCCTTCTATTTCACTAAAAGTGACCACTTTTTTGACCCCGTATCGCTTCTTAGTCAATAATCCTCTGTTTAATCCAGCATCAAGTTGTGTTTCTGGAAGGAGATATGCGTATACGGTCATATCGAATTGTGTTCTGACTACTCTATCCGCATCGTTAGGCAATTCTGTGACTGGCTCAAACGACTTAATAATAGTACGGAATTTATACTGATTTGGTTCTCCCCAGAATTCATCACTTTCGAATGAGATATTTTCTACGATAGAATTCATTTGTTCCATATATTCGGTCCATACCATACAGCGATATGTTATTTGATAATAATCTGGGGCTGCTGTGGTATTATAATATTCCCGGCTTGGAACTATTTTATTTGCTACACTAAACTGGTCATATGGTGTTCTACGATTCCAACCAGTATAAAATGTACGGTCATAGTATTTGTTGACCGCAGAGTTGATTTCTGTTTGTTTATTCATCGCCGTGCGGCGAAGCATGATGATTGGAAGTTGAATCTTTCCAATGGAATCACGTAATACTCCGTCTTTTTGTGCAGACTTCCAACGTTCAGGACTGCCATAAATTATCGGCACACGTACTTGAACATTTTGTTGGGTCACTATCGGCTTAATACGTTCAGACATATACTTTAGAATAGCATTATCTATCGTATATAAGGTAACTGATATTGGTGGAGCAGTAGTTTGCGTATCGTCTGCCCGATTTTGTAGCCGTGGTGATTGCTGATTGTCGTTTACAATCTTAGTTTCATCTGTCATACTTGAGCCTCTTCAATGTCAATACTTGTACGACGAGTGAGGTGAGCGATACAAATAACTGCGGTATTAAAACCAGGCTTTCCTGCAATTAATTGAGTTTCTGTAATGTTATTGACTTCATAATAATGATTATTATATCCGATGACATCGCCAATTTCTGGATATGTACTTACTTCTTGTAGCATACGACGAGCGAATCTGAACTCAACTTGTTGTCGTTGGTTTATTCCAAAGCCATCATCATTGTTAACTATGTTCTTATCATATTTGACAATCGCATTTACTTTAACGGGAGTATATCGTGGCTTAGCTGAACTTTCTCCGTAAATGTTTACTCTAGCCGACGCCACGACAATCTTATATAAAATAACGGCAACATCCATTGTCTCGTCAATTAATTCCCGAGTAATGTGTTGAATAAATTCAAAGTCACGTTGTGTAACGAAGCGTGCCATTTATTAACCTATGTAGATGAGAGTTGGAACATTACGGAATGTTTCTTGCATTGCCTTAGAATTTTCAGCTTGCTTTTTCATTTGAGCTTGGAGTCCAGTTTCTTCAAGGGTTTCTCTAAGTTCTTTAATCAATGCTTCCTTTTCTGCTACTGCTTCTCTGCGAAGAATTTCCCCGTCTAAACGAATTTGTCCATCTGGGTATGGGATATTTTCAAACTTGGAACGAATGATACCAAGGAGTTCTTTTGCTAACGCCAGCGTGTACTTAAATATCCACGTACGAGACATATCATTTGTTTTGGTATACGATATGTGAGTATATGGAACATTTGAAAGGTCACTAGCAATGTTACTTCCAGATTGTAATAGATTTGCTTTCTTATCACTCTTTACAATATAATCAAAGTAGACAATTGAATCACGCTTAAATATTGGTGAGAACTTAATAATATTATTAGAGATTTCAAATCCATATTGACTCTTACGAACCATATCATTGATTTCAATTGCTTGAATACGGAGTAAATCTTCATAAGCTGGCATCATCACGAATGTGACTGGCGGTGAGTATCCGTCAAATCCGAATTCTGCCATCAAGTTAGTCAATCCAAGACCAGTAGTTGCAAATGGGTCATAGTAACGTGCGACGGCTGGAGGCATATAGTGATAGACCCGACGAATTTCAATCGCTGAGCCGCTTTCATATGGGTCTGCCCACAATGATTTTAAGTCGTATGATTGAGTTGAAATAGATGCAGAAATCCACCCACGCTTTACTTCAACATTTCCGCCGGACTGTGCTTCAACGCCGTAGTCATTTGCAATATTGATTAATTGAGGAATTGGTGACCCAATAATATTTCGTTGAGTTGCGCTAGTAGCCGTCGTTGCACCTTGCAACGTCATCATATATTCACGCGCATTAAATTGATTGACTTGATTTCCATAAGTCGTAATGGCTTCTTCAAAACAAGCATAAATTTGCTTGTCAAGTAGTTCCACTTCTACAACAGGATATCCTAACTTTCTAGCAACGAATTCGGCTGCTCTTGGGGCATCTGTTTGAAATTGGGAATCACTATCAAAGAATCCAAATGGAGTAATACCCACTGGACTTCTAGGAACACCATCGTAAAAAATTGGTTCTTGTGTTTCCATAATTCTCTCTAAATAGGGACTAGTAATAAATAGTTTTATTTAATCATTAAGTTGTATTTTTGAGGCACAGAAAATAAAAAGGGTGACCTTTCGGCCACCCAATTTATTATCCCGTTAATCTAAGATTAGATTAAGTTTAATCCGTCGATGTAAATCTTACCGAAGAATTCTGGACGTACAACCTTCTTCGCATAACGGGTCATCACACCACGGCGTGGGGTGAAGTTATTTGGGTCATAGACCAATGGTGTTAATACGAGTGGGATGTATGGAGCGTAGACTGCACCAGTTTCGAGGAAGTTACTTCCACGGAAGCCCATTAACAATACATTTTCCTTCATGTATGGGTTCTTGTAAATGGTGAAGCGGTTTTGGAATGAACCAACCTTACTTACGCCACCTGCGAATTCCATCTTGTCACCATCGGTTCCAGCCATAAAGCCTGGGATGGTTTCAAGGATTGTTGCGACGGTTGGTGAACATACTGCGAAGTTTGCACCACCACGCATGGTAAGTTGGTGAATCTTGTTACTGACCTTTTGCATCTTTTGACCGAGTGTTTGGAACCAGGTCATGTTGGTCCATGCAGTTCCAGTGAATGAGGAAGCTGCGAATGCTGAACCATTCCATACCTTACCAATTTCTGTTGACCAGAATTCAGTGGTTTGAGTTGGAGCTGCTTGGATTAACATATCAACGATTTCGAGGTCGATTTCAGTTGAGATGTAGTCACTTAACATTGCTGTTAATTCAGCTTCTGCATCAACACTGTGGTATGCGTTCAAGTCTTGTGCGAGTTCTGGTGACCATACTGCCTTCAACTTACGGGTCTTAGCAACGATGGTTTCTGACTTGAGTTCAAGGTCGATTTGTGGAATTGCTAAATCGGTTGAACCATCACGATCTTCGAAGTCACCACGGGTGGTGTCGGTTGGTTGCTTGACGTACTTGAGGGTGGTTGCTGAACCTGCGGTGGTGGTTCCAACAACGAAGGTGATGTTGGTTCCGTCGTACTTGGTGAATTCTGGAAGAACTTGTGCTGCGAAGTCAATTCCTGAACCGGTGATTGAGAATGCACGTACTGCTAAGAAGTCACCAGCTGATGCTGATACTGCTGGTACTACGTACTTGGTCAATGATGCGGTGTTGTACAAGTTGTTGTAGTTAACGTCTGCCCAACTTACTGATGCAGATGCAACTGCTACGATGGTTGTACTTACGTCATTGATTGAGTAACCGAAAGCACCTGCGCCGTAGAGGCCGCCTGCATCTTGGTTACCGAATGAGGTGAAGAGGTTACTTGAACCACTGCCGTAGAGTGATTGACCAGCGACCTTTCCGTTTACTGAGTTGCCGTACTTGAAGTCCATGTAGAACACAAGTCCTGAAGGAAGGTTCATTGGTTGGACTGATACGAAGTTCTTACTTGCGATACTTCCGAAGACCTTACGGACTAATGGAAGTGCCTGCCATCCCTTGGCGGTCTGCGCCCTTCAAGCCTTCGAGAAGGCCTGACTTTTCCCACTTGCCCGCTAACTTGCGGGATTCTTCAGTGATTACCTTGTGTGCTGAACCGGCTTCACTGATAAGGTTCATTACGTCGGACATTGGTTATTCTCCTATGAGGTTAGATAAGACCTGCTAATTGTTGTAAGCGCTTTGCAATGGAGTTTTCTGAGATTACTTCCATTGCTGCTGCCTTTGGTGCGGTGCTTGGGGTTGCCTTACTTGCAAATCCTTCTGCAACGACCTTTGTTGCCTTTGTAGACTTAATTGTTTTTGCTGTTGAAGTTAATGTTTCAACAAGAACTGTGTATACCATCTTGACTTCACGAACTGAGGTTGCACGGTCAAAGTTTTCAATGACTGACACCTTTTGTTCGGTGGTCAAACCTTCCTTACGGAAGATTTTGTTGGTATATAAGAGTTTTGCGTTGAGAAGATTTACTTCATGTAGCTTGCCTCGTAGGAGCTTTACAGCCTGACGATATTCTGCAAGTTCTTTTTCAAGGGAAGCCATTTTTTCAGATGATTTCTTTTCCATTTCATCTTCGGCTTCGAGTTCCTTGAGGATTGCTTCTAAATCCAATTCTTCTTCTTCGCCTTCTTCTTCGTGACCTTTCATTTCTTCGCCTTCTTCACCTTCCATCTTATTTACATCTGATGGTTCGGTTACGAAAGTATTTACATTGGCTGCATCTTCTGCGCCTTCTGCGGTTCCGATATGTGATGTCTTTGCTGGAATTTCAGGCTTTTCAACACCAGCTTCTGGGTCTTCTGCTGGATATGCTTCGTCAGCCATTTCTTCTTCCTTATCTTCTTCGTCTTCTTCTTCGCCTGACATCTTCTTCATGTCTTCTTCGAGTTCCTTGATTACTTCGTCAAGGTCGAAGTCAGCTTCTGTCCAATCTTCGTACCAATCGGTTTCACCTTCACCTGCATCTTCACCACTTTGGTCATCTTCTGCGGAATCAAATGCTGCTGCTGAAGGTTCCTTGTTGTCAGAAGCGCCGATATCTGATGTAGCGAGGTGCATATCAGACTTACCAGTTGGTTCTGCTTCGTGTGCGTCCATTTCCTTAGCAGTTTCCATCTTTGGTTCGGCGGTAGCTGCCATCTTTGGAGCTTCCTTTTCTGCTTCTGGTGCTTCCTTTTCTTCTTCTGGTTCTTCCATGCCTTCTGCTTCGGCACGAAGTCTACGAGAAATCATAGACTTAATTTGGGGTGTGAACGTTTCTTCTAATGAAAGCTTTGCATTTTCAATAGCAGTTTGACGAACTGCTTCTGCGTCTGCGATAGCTTCTCTTAAAAGCTTGTTCGTGAATTCGAACTCTGCCATAAAAGTGCTCTCCTATGAGAATAAAAATGACTATTCAGAGCCATTACAAAGTAATATATACAACAAAATCACACCCCAAATGAGGTGTACTTTAAATATATATTAACGTTTTCTTAAAAACATCATTTTTTAGTTAGAATGTATTATTCTTCTTCTGGGCCTTACTCTCTTCCCGCTTCCGTCTACGGAACGCGTCTTGACTCTTCTTTTCAAGTCTTTTAGATTTCTTTAAGTAGAACTCTTTCTTCTTTAAATCTTCCATTAATTCAGCCCGCTTAACTTGCTTGACGAATTGTTGGAGGGCCCGTTCTAAATCAGACTGCTTATCGCCTTTTACTTCAACGTACATACTGCCTCCGTTTTACCGAGTAACTAATTTATATGCGAGGGTGACCATATCACCAATCGATTCATTATAAAACTTCTTTCTATTTTCTGGGGAAAGTTTGTGAGCCACCGTCACCAATAATTTTGCGGTAAACCCATCCACGTACTGTTCATCAATCTTTTCTGGTTCACCCGTCTTAGCAACGTGTAAAATCTTCTCAATCTTATTGTTTTCCATATTTGTATGAAATCCCCAAGGACCAACGTTAAATATTTCTGGGCGAACTGTTCTAAACTTTCTCATCAATTCACCAGCCTTTGCGTTTGCTTCATTTTCAGTATTTGACCCATCTTCACCATTTAATTCTTGACCATCTTCACGTTGCTTGTGATGAACTAATTCATGTGCTAATGTACGAAGAACATCGACGGGATGACGTTGCCCTTTAACAACAACAACTTCATCAGTAGAAGGATTGTATGTTCCAAAAGTCAAATGTTGAGCAGAATAATCATCACCTTCGAACTTAATGCTCTTAGGTAATGATTTTAATCCCAATTCTTTAACGGTGAACTTAACAAATTCCTTCGCTAATTTCATTTTACTTCACTTAAGAAATCGTATACAAGTGAATCGATACGTGAATATGGGGTAATGATTTGACTCTTAGTGTTTTCATTGATGAAAGCGCCGTGAGTACTTGGGTTACTGACGATATCGAAACAGATGAGACTGAAATCGTCTTGTACTTCTACCGTACTTTCGCCCATTTGACGAACCGACCCCATACCACGTGATGAGACACCGAGACGAATATTGTTCTTGATAAGTTCACGAACGATATTGCCAGATGGGGTTGAAAGGATTTCGATATTTCCTCGAACGTCTTGACCTTCAAACCAAAGGTCGGTGACGTTACAGCATACATTCTTTAAGTTAACAACTGGACTTTCTGGATGGTCGAGTTCCCCAAGTGCCCGGCGTTGTACAACGAAATTTTCTTTGTATAGTCCTGCTTCTCTCGAAAGAATTTCCCGAGGATAAATACGCCCATTTTGATTCTTTGCTTCAGCACGTTGAAGAAGTACATTCTTTAACATTAATGGCTTAGTAACATCGGCTGCTTCAACTAGAAGGTCTTTACCGTATTCGATAACGTTGTATTCAACTAATAGGTTCTTCATATTACTTTCCTCTGATGTCACGGACTTTGCCGGCTAGATGAATCAACCGAGCTTCCAACTTTAATAATCCTTGTTGGGTCCGGCGATATAATGCCTCACTGGCAATTCCAGACTCACTTTGTAAACGGGCGTTCATTTTAATCATCCGTTCAACTTCTTGAAGATTCTTATTGACTTCTGAGATGGCCTTTGCAATCTTTTGATGTGGAGTCGCACTTTCATCTTTCTTATATTCGTGATACCGCATTTTTGCTTCTGCGAGGTTTTCTTTTTGCAATTGTTCCATCGTGTCTGCTCTACTCTTTAATTCTTCTTCCCCACGATGTGACAACGTATATCCCAATTGAGTAGCAACATTCTTCATCTTTGCAATATTTTGTTTAATATTTCCACGGAATGCTTTTGCTGTTAAATAAGCTCCAGCCCCTGCAGAAGTACTAATTTCATTTAATTCTTCTTCAATAAGCTTACGGATATATGCTCTGAGCTTTTCTTCGTTGGTCATAGGGACTTGAGCTCCTTAAGGATTTCGTATCCAATTAACATAGCCGTCATATGATTTTCTTTGATGGTTGTCGCGTTTTGGATACGTTGTAATTGTGTAACAACTTCTGCTAATTTAATACGAACGACCTTATCGGAGACTTTCTTAGCACGTTCTGAAATTTCTTTTGCCAATCTACGACTTTCTGACATTGTGTACTTCTTTAAATTACCAGTATTAGAAATATTATAGATATATTCTTGGAGAAGCTTCTTTTGTGCTTCATCCAATCCCTTATACTTTTCGTTAAAACGTTCAATTAAGATTCTGTAGGAAAGGAAACGAATATCATCGTCTTGACTGCGGATGATAGATGCCAGTTCATTGTGTTCCTTGATTTCTTTTGTGACAGCCTTACCAGACAAATGTTCTACAATCGTAAATTGACTATTTGCTAATTCTTCAATGGTTGTGACATCACCGACGCCATTGACCGCTGCATCAAAATTCTTATAGATTGATGCGTAAATTTTATATGATGGAACGCGAGCTGCGAAAAATTCTTTCAAATCAAAATTCTTTTTAATTTCTTTAATTAAAAGGTATTTTTGTGTATCTAACGTATGTTGGTCAAGATTCTTTCGTTGTTCACTGACTAGCTTCAATAATTGAAATGCCTTCTGTTCAGATAAGTTTTGAACATTAAAGAATGCGCGATACAACATCAATTCCTTTCCTAATTCTTTCTTAGAATTGAAGAATTCACGCATTAACTTGACGGCTACTCCGTTTTGTTTGTTTTCCATTACGTCAGCTGTAATTTGACGTACTAGAAGTTCAAACAAAATGCCGGTGTTTCTCAACTTATTGTGTTTGATACTAGATTTCATAAGATAATCCGCCATAAGTGAATAAATACCTTATCATATATTAAATAGTATGATATTTCCTAGTTCGTTAGTTTTCTATGTCTAAAATGTTATCTTCACTTAAGATACTAGGTTGTGCTGTACCAGATTTATGTGCGTTTAATTGTTTAATGAGGTTAGAAACTTCGTGATTTTCTAAGGATAATGGTGACTTTTTGGTTGGCTTACGTAATTGTCCTACTCGTAAAGCTCCCAAGTTTTCCTTATGCCCAAGCGGGTCGCGGCCCCGTGGGTGACTATCTTGACCATACTTTTGACCTTCTTTTGGACGACCTATCTTGGCTTCTTCTAATTCAGAGTCGTCACCACCTTCATCTTCAGTTGGCATATCTTCCAATGAAGCCAAAACATCAGCTACACTATCAATCTTTTGGTCTTCCGGAGCAGGTTCTTCTGCGGCTGGAGTTTCTGCTGGTTGTGTTGGTTGTTCTGGTTGCGTTGGTTGTTGTTGAGCTGCATCTAACTTTGCCAACATTTGCATATCTTGTTCAACTTTCTTTTGTTCTTCCTTCGCATCATCTTGAGCGATTTGAAGAATATTATGATATACCCAATCACGGGAAAGGAACTTACTATTAGCAATTTGTTCTGCTAAGGAGACTTTTTCCTTCCACAAGTTTAACTTTTCTTGTTCGTAAATGACCGATGGTGAAGTCATTTCAAGCTCAAAGTCAATCAATTCTTCGTCGGTAAATCCTTGAACATATAAGTGAATAATTGCAATCTTGGTGAGTTCTGATACGACAATACGTTGAATGCGTTCGATGGTACGAGCGAACCGAACGTCTTGTGCTGCCAATGATGCCTTACCACTATTATCTTCTTCGTACCCCAAGAATGACTTTGGTACCTTGAAGGCTGCCATCAACTTATTACGGAGATATTCGATATCTTCAATAGCGTTGAATTGGAGGCCTGGGAGATTGGTAATATCTGTTCCAGAATCCTTACCACGAACTGGAAGATAGAAATCTTCCGTGATGTTCATCATATTGTAACGAAGATTGTAGTCACCCGTCTTTGGGTCCACTAATGGTACTTTCTTCATGCGGTCAATGATACGTTGCATATGCGTATCAATTTCAGCTGGTGGGATATTACCGATATCTACCAAGACCTTACGCTTGTCTGGTGCTCTCATAATACGATGAATTAACATCGCGTCTTCCATCAATTGAAGTTGCTTCCAAATACGACGACCGCCTTCAATCATCGCCTTTCCGTATGGAAGGAAGTTCGTATCAGAAAGGAGACGGAAGTGTGCGATTTCGTAATTATCAAATTCCTTCTTACCTAGTGCTAAGAAGTCATTTTCAATCTTGAACTTGACTGAGAATGGATTGCCTGGGTCTTGGCCTTCTACACGGATGGTTTCATAGATGGAAAGTGGAATAGCGTTTACCACACCGTACTTTTCATCGATGTCAAGGAATAAAAAGAAATCTCCATACTTAGCCATATTTCTGACCCATGGCCAGAGATTGAATTCAACATTCAATACATCATAGAATAAGTTATGGAGAATATCTTGAATTTGTTGGTTTTTTGAACGGATACTAAGTACTTGTCCGAATTCATCTTTTACAGTTGATTCGTCGGCGTAAATGTCCATAACCGATGAAATGATAGGGTCATTATCCATCATATCATAGTCACGGAACAATTGAAGGCGTGACCCTTGGAATGCTGCTGACGATTCGTAACGACCACCAGCTGCACCATATCCTCCCGTCATTGATGAATAGACGCGGTGGTATCTATCAATACCGCGTCTATTGATAAACGACTGGATATTGTCGGTGTCAGCGACTTTTAATCTTTTACCGCCTACATTACGGACAACTGTATTTGTTGAAAACAGTTTCCGTAGGCGACCAAACACACTAGTATCTGCCATAACCCCTCACTTAGTAAGTAAGAATTAAATCGACCGCCTTCATAATTGGGAAGAAGTCGATTTCTTTATTATCTTCTGCGATATCTTCAAGAACAAGTCGTAATTCAGCGACCTTGCCTACCAATACCATCTTTAATAACTTCCAGTGGTCGTGATTGAAGATAGTATATGGAGTTTCGTTTAGTGCTGTTGCTAATGTCTTTAATTCAACATAGGCGCCAGCCAATTTGTTTTGTTCGGCTTCACTTAATTGTGGTGCCAAATTTTCTAAAATAGCTTCAATACGCGTTAAACTAACGCGATTTTCTACGTTTTCTGACAATAAGTCCTTTAACTTTGTACTCATTTTATTTCTCCACATACTTCTTAAGTAATGTATAATATTTTGGGTTCTCTGTCAAGTGGGCCGCGGCAATTTTTGCCGTCATTACCACGTTTCCATTCGTAACATCTTTGTGTTCCATTTCTACATTCATTCCCATATGGAATTCTTTAGGGTCGAATGTATAACCCATTTTCTTTAATACAGCGTCGGAAATCTTCCGTGAGACTTTTTCTTTCATATTACCACTTCCGGCAAGACCAGTATCTTGCCTTAGTACGTGGACCTGGGTTTGCGCAGTTGTGTCTTGCACGGAATGACTTACGACGAGCTGGATTAGACTTCTTAATTCTCATCGTCTTGTCACCAAAGTTGACCTTCTTAACGTTACCAGTGCTTGGGTCTTTTACGAATACTTTGAACTTTTTAACGTCACCCCGCATTGGTTTTCCAAGAGGAACTTTACGACCGTGGTATTCGGCCTCTTCAAGAGGTTCTGTAGCCGACCGTAAAATTTGCATTGCCAAGCACCGTGGACAATAATCTTCAATAATATCGTCTTCATTGATAGGAACGCAGTTTGGGACCATTTTGCCACTTTTGTCTTTCATCCCAACTTGCTTATATCCTTCCCAACAGGCTTCAGTAATATTTTCCATTATTCTTCTTCCTTCTTAAACGTGGATACCATTGTTGGTTTCCCACCCGGATTTCCTGCTTTACGTTTACGAGTGACTGCTGACCGCTTTTCACCCTTACTCATTGCTGCCGCAGAACGTGCTGGACGACACTTTGGATATTTACGTGACCCAGATGAACCACGTTCTCCCTTACCAGCAGAAGCTCCACACGGTGGATGCTTGCCGGTCTTTGGGTCTTTACGAGAAATATCAACCCACTTTTGACGAAGCCACTTACCAAGACTTCCCTTGGTTTTATACTTTTCGTCAAGGTCAATAGATACTTCAACTAATAAGTCGGAAAGTCGTGTCATACTGGTTTTGATTTAGTTATGCCGCCACTTTTTCGCTTTTTGCGACCAGCACAATGTGCTCGTTGACTAAAACCTTTTGGATTACTACAATCGATAGACTTCTTATATTTCTTTGTCCACTTTTCATCTATGGAATCTAACCCAACTCTTGCCATAAACTCTTTTGGATTGATTTCAATTTTACTTTGTTTAAAATCTTTTAATCTATCCATTGCCATTTCTTTTCTATTATCGATATCTTTTACTTGATTAAGCATATCAACAACCCCGTCAATCATCTCTTTTTGATGAGGTTGTTCTTCTTCAAGTAAGATATCCATTAACTTAATCATTTTTTTCCCTTCTTCCAACCACCACCCATACTCTTATATTTCTTTGCTGCCCATAAGTTAGCGTATGCAGATGGATAGACCTTGAACTTTGAACGTGCTGCTGCCTTAGCCTTTGCCCACTTGTCTGGGCTAGTTGGGATATTCCGTTCTAAGATATCACTGATACGTGCAGTACGGATTGCTAAATCTTTTGGGTCAGTGGAAGGCATTTCTTCTGGTTGTTCTTGACCAAAATCTCCTTTGGTTTGGTTGAATACCGCCCCATCGGAATATCCTTCTGGAAAAAAGTCTCTGTATCTCATTTTTACTTTAAAAATTTAAGCTTGTAATGTGTACTGGAAATTAACCCTGAAATTTCATCAATCGTGTTATTAAGTTCACCGTCTTGTGGTAAATCTTTACGAGCGTTATCCACATATGACAATAAACCTGCAAAATATCGAAGGGTTGAATCATCTTCAAAGATTTGGGTAGTTGGCTTATATCCCTTCAAAATACCATACCGACCTTGATATGATTCTACATAAGTGTCAATTAAGTCCACGATACCTTCATAATACCCTTGTAATGCCTTATGTTGGGCATATGATTGGGTTTGAAGATGGAAGATATGTGCTTGTTCCCGGCTAGCGAGAAGCACTGAAATGAATTTTGCGACGGATTCCATTATTCTTCCTTTTTTTGTGAGTGATATCCTTTCTTCTTCATCCAATGTGCAAGTGCCCAAGGATTATCAATTTCCTTATGCTTCTTCATAGCGAGAACAGTTTTTTCCCAACCTTCTGGAGCTGCTTCACTGACTTCTTCCTTCATTGCTGCCATATCTTGGTCTACTGGGGCGTCGGTCTTTTCTTCTTCGCCGTATTCGTGATATCCAGTATTTGCTTGGTCAAGATTGTTTTCAGCAACAGCGATATGGTCTTGAATCCATGCTGGAATGTCCTTTTCTTCCATTCCAAGCTTACCCTTTAATTCAGTTGCGTGTTTGATGATAGAGTCGAGGGTCTTAATTCCCATTGATACTTCATGATCTTCCCCAACTGCTTCATCAGCTTTCTTACCAGCACGAAGTTTTGCTAAGTCATCACCTTCAATCTTGCCGTCTCCATCAACGTCAAGTTTCTTCTGACCAGCAGTTAATTCTTCCATTTGAACCAAAAGCTCATCAACCTTCTTTTCTTGGTCTGGGGTCATTTGCATTCCCTTGAGCTTCTTTAATTTCATTCCAACCAACGACTTTTTATCAACAGCTGCAGTTGGAGCTGGTTCTGTTTCTTTGTTACTCTTTTGTGCCGATTGATATTGCTTATACAGTCTTCGTTTTGCCATTATATACTTGTCATTTTTATCAATCTTACCATCATTGTTTACATCCGCATCTTCTGACCCAGGTGGATCGTGACGCTTATGTGAATGCTTATATTGCTCAAAATTAAAAAATAACTTATATTGCATTATTACTTCCGTTTGTCGTCGCTCTTCGTAGAACCACTTTGTCTGAATGCGGCCGAGGATGCTGCTGCCCAAAGATAATCTTTCCATTCATCACCATACTTCTTTCTGAACTTACTGACTTTCTTTTCGTCACGCATCATAGCTTGACCAATCTTCTTACGAAGGTCAACTTGAGACTTACTCATTTTACGAGCAGTCTTACGATTATACGGTTGTGGGACGGACTTTTCGTCTAAACATCCCTCACCTTCACAGATTTCTTCTTTTTCCATTCGTGATTTGATTGCTGCTTCTAATTCTTCACGAATTATACGACGAATATCTTCTGCCTTCATAGGAATTCTCGAAAAATATTGTATAAAATGACACTACTATATAAGTATAAGACAATTATAGTAACCACCGTAAATTTTCCTTTTCTTGACCAATTTGCATCTCATACGGGTTCTGGTTCATATTATTGGAACTATACACCATGGTTCCGAGTTGATATTTTGCTTTATCAATCGCTATTTTGGTCAACTCTATCCCTTCTTGACGTAATCTGAGAGCGGTGTCACGTACCCATAATCCGATACAAAGCGCTAACACTAAGTCGTCGTTGTACCCCGACAACGCTTCCGGCCGACCATTCTTCCAAATAAACGTTTCCAGTTCTGCAATCATACGTGGGGAACGAATGGTGAATGAGGTTTCCAACATATATTCCTTTAATCTGGCGATAATCAATGGACGAGTCCGTTGCGAAATCATAAATCCAGGTACCATGCTCTTTTCTTCTTTATAATATTTTCCAGATATTTGGTGTTCTACGTCCACATATTGTAAATCTCTGGACATATAAAAGAGATTTTTGTACCCACGGTCGATAATTTGCTGGATAGCGTTCCACCCAATACTACTGTTGTCCGGAATAAGGAGGGCGTCATTATATTGCGTGGCAATTGACACCAACATATTTCCGAATGCCTTCGTTTCAATTTTCCCCTTGTATTCCGCAACTTGGGTGGACGATTCTACATCAATTACGTGAAAGGTTGAATAGTCCTCGCCGTCGCCGCGGGAAACGTCAGCGGCGACAATATATGACTTGGATGGATGTGGATATTCCCAAATCCAAAAGTTTCCATCAAACCCTGTCTTTTCCATCGGCTCTTGAACATACGTCTTTTTATAGAATTCAAGGATTTCCGGCGGAACTACAGTATTACCCGAAAAAATGAATGATGCATCGTGTTCTTGTGCCGATTGCATTTCGCCCATCAATTCTGTCTGACGGTCACGCCATGCTTGGTCACGTTCTGGATGAACTCTCCAATCTAATAATATGGTATTAAACCCGTTGGTCTTGGCCTCTGCTTGTTGCCACATCTTATGGAAGAAGTTACCAACGCCGTTTGGAGTAGATAATAGGATTGCTTTACCACCCGTGGATAGCGTGCTGGATGCTGCGGTCCAGATGATATCTGCGTCATCGATGAACGCACATTCGTCCAGAATCAACAGAGAAAGTGCTTCAGAACGACCTGCATCTGGACTTGACGCAACTGCCTTAATCTGTGACCCGTTAGAGAATTGTAAAGAAAGTTTATTATCTGTCGTGACTTGTCCCCGCAACCAAACTGGAAGATTTTGATGCATGAACTTTACCTTAGTGACCAAGTTCTTTGCGGTTTCTTGTTTGGTTGCGATAACGAGGATATTTTTATCTTTGTGAAATAACATTAACCACAGAGAGTATCCCGCGACTAACGTGGAAATACCAATCTGACGACCTTTGAGAACGATATTATAATCATTCTGTTCAAAGTCAGTTAATGCGTTTTCTTGATATTTGTATAAATCAAACAACACCCGACCACGAATCGGGTGTTGAATGTATGAGTATCGTGATAAGAAGTATGCGGGGTCTACTGCACATTTCTTAAATTCTTCTTTAATTTTTTCACGTAACTGTTGTGCTGTCGCGTTCATAAAACCTCTACTTGATTACAAGGACTCCTGCTCCGATACCCATTGCTAATCCAACCGCAAAGGATGCCTTTCGACTTGGTAACTTGATTCCAAACATACGGTTAGGATTCTTTGGGGCAGGTGGGATAAGATTGATAACTGCTTGGAGACTATCACCCCGCATCATCGCCATACGCAATGCATTATCTTTGCTTAACAATGCACCTTCAAGTTCTGTTACTTGGGTACCTTGTGTGGCAATGGTTTCTTTTTGTTTTGCGATAATAGAATCTTTAAGTGGTAAGATTTGACGAGCTAATTCTAACGTGTCAAGTAATGTTTCTTTCATCACTTCCGCCCGTTCTTCCATACTTAATGTTTCGTTCTGTAGTACACTGACTTGACGACTTAATACTTTGGCACGACCTTCAGCTGCTCGGGACTCATTGTCGGCAATAACAATTTCTTGTGACAAACTATCGGCTAGTTCTGTCGCTTGTTCAGCCTTTGCTTGAAATACCTTGTATTCGGCAATATATTTGTCCATTTCATCTTCGGTCTTATTAACCTTGAACATCATTACTAATGACAATACACCGGCCGCTACTAATGCAATTTTAGCGAGTGGCAGTGTGATAGTTTCAGCTATTAACTTCGTCCGTTCCAGTAACGACTTCGTTTTTCGTTTCATTATCTTCTCCAGTACCAAATTCTGTAATTGTATCATCTAACATTTTTTGCAAATTCGCAATATCTGCCCGAAGGTCAGACTTTACTTTTTCAATATCAACGTCCCACTTTTCAATCATCAAAATTTTTGTTTCGTCAGCGTTCACGAATTCTGGTTTGGTGACGGTATCGTGATAGTCTTGAAGTTCTGCAATAGTGTCTCTGAGTTTAGCTATGTAATTTCTCAGTAATGTCTTGTGTTCAAATTCTTGCCATTTTCCTTGACGACGAAGTTCCGTTTCAGCTTTAATGTTACAATCAAAGCAATGACCACGGATTCTCCAAAATTTAATATCAAATCTATGATTCATTGGCTTACTGCACTTTGGACACCAATAGGGAGTCTTTGCAGAATCCAACTTTGTAACGGATTGGCGGATACCACCCTTGATTGTCCATTTCTTTCCATTAACATCTACCCACTCATCGCCTTCCTTTCTAGTGGGTTCTGGCTCTCCTCGCCATCCAAATATTAACTTGTCACCATCCTTCTTCATTTTTTCTGCAACTTTTCTACGAACATCATTTAATGCTTCTTCATTTTTAAACATATAACCTCACTTGGTTGCGAATATCTGTGCCTTGTCTTCTGTACCGAAGTACTTAATTTGACCCTTCTTATTTTTACCGCCAAAGTTACCACCGGCGGTTTGCCACGTTTCGCCTGGTTGGTATTGAGATGCGTCATTACTTGTATTAGTATCTACATTTGGCTTGTCCTTTGGTTGCTTTTGTGCTGGAGTTACCGGCATTACTTTTCCTTTTGTTGGTTCTGTAAACTTGTTGGTAATTTTCAATTCTTCTTCTGATTTGGTTGTGGTTTTTATAACCTTATCGAAGATATCTTGGTCAAACTTACCGTATACCTTTGCGAAGATTTCTTGCTTGACTTCATCGGTGATATTTGGATTACCAAAAATTGCTCGAAGTTGTGTTCCACTAATATTCTTCCCATCAATATCAACCTTCAATTCTGGAGCGACCATAAAATATCCTTGGTCGGCAAATCCTTTCTTTGGACCCTTTTCATCGTATGGTTGGAAATACTTTCCACCTAAACGCTCCGCGTCCTTTTGACTGACGGCAGTAACGTATACGGTTTCTGGTGGTAATTTTTCAAGAATTTCTTTTGGTGCGTATGGATTCTTGACTTGAACCACCATATCTTCTGGAATATCAAACATCTGGGTCATAATCTGCTTCTTATCGTTGAATCTGAATGGAGACTTCCCAGCTTCGGTCTTGTCACTTGTTGCGATGTATACGTTTTCCTTACCAAACTTATCCACCATTGACTTGTAGATACTATAGTGACCAGCGTGGAATGGTTGGAAACGTCCGGTAAAGATAGCGACAGTACGTTGTTCACCTTGAGCTGGTTTTGTGGTTGGTTCTGTTTTTGGTGTTTCTTTTGGTTCATCAACTAACTTTGCTTCGCCCTTATCAAACTTTAACGTACCTAAAATTTGATTTACTGGAGCGAATGTTCCGGTGAACTTGTATGGCTTACCCTTGTACATAAAGACCATACCTTCGGTTGGAACAATATTATCCATTCCGATATCTTGCAAGCGTTCCAATTGAATTTGTAACGCAGCTAATTTGTTTGCATCACCCGTTTGCTGAATTTGCTTAATTGTATCTAACACTTCTGCCTTCAACTTCTTCGCAAGTTCTGGATTATTTGCTGATAAGAAATCAGTAACCCGCTTAAGTGACATAGCACCCACTTGCAAGAATACACTTTCCAGCGGACGTACTGCTTCGCGTTGTGCGGCTTTTAATTCACTTCCTTCAAATTGACGGAACCACTTTTTCTTTTCTGGGTCTTCAATGTCGGAGACTTTGAACTTCTTATCACCCAATGCCCAGCGACGAGTCATACCTTCAAATTCTTGTTTAGTAAATTCCAAACCATTTTCTTGGGAAATTTGAATAAGTTTATCTTCCCACCACTTTGTCTTATAATCTTCAATAGTGGACTTATCGTCCAATCCATATTCTTTCTGTAATTGAGAAATACGTGCACCGATTTTCTTCAATGCATTTTTATTTTCTACTGTCTGTGCATCGCTGAAACTGATTGTCTTTGGACCAGAGATACCAAATGTTTTTTGCTTTTGCGCATTAACCTTAGTAAGTTGGTCAGATAATTCACGGCCATCTTCGACTGACCGCTTGATTTCGTTACCTTCGTCGTCATATTCAACGGTTCCGTGAAACACCAATACTGACTTGTCATACGGGATAACATTCTTAGTGTCTGGAAAAACGATTTCAACATTCATAAACTTCGACCCGTCGGCAAACATCTTACTTCGTTCATCTTCTGGGAGTGCATCAATTGCACTTTGTAAATCTTCTGCTGCCCCAGTAAATGCCTTTTCAATATCCCCACGGCCAGCAAACATTTGACGAATGCCGGCGGTATCTAATGCGTTCTTACCTTTGTTCTTGACTTGTCCCTTATTACGAGCGAAATAAACACGACCGTCGCGCACGGTGAACATAATATTTTGACCGTCAAGTTTTTCAGTGACGGGTTCTTCTGCTCCCAAATCACCAACCAATCCACGGGTAACCATATCTTTTACGTCTGTAAATGAAAGTGAATCATCTTCGTATGGGTGCGCCATATGTCCTGCGGCACCACCTTCGTAAATGAGTGTCCAACTACCATTTGGTACAAGCCCCTCTGCTAATTCTGACAGATAGACGTATTCAATATTTTCGTTCTTCTTATCCCGGCCGTGGTCTTTCTTTGCTAATTTCCAATTACCATTTTGTGCACCGTTTGGATGATGCACATCGTGATTTTTCATCTTAGCTTTGCCGTGTTTTTTAACTGCCTTACGTCTGTCACGATTACGAGCAACACGATCATCTTGTGTCTTTTTTAGATATGCACGAACTTTTTCTGGATGACGGCGATAATACCGACGAACACGTTCTGTGCTGGAATCTGCTTCGTTTTTTGGTTTAAGTTGATAGTCATCGTCTGGACCGCTTGACATCGGATATGTGAATTTTGACCCAGCTAGACCTTTCATTTCACCAACTCCGGCTCCGTCTCCGCCTGCTGCATCTCCGGCGTCTCCAGCATCCCCTGCGTCTACTCCACCATCTGTACTTGTTGGAATTTCTGCAGGCGGGTTGTCCTTCATATACTTATCCCAAACCGGAGCGTAGTGTAATCCCCACACCTTGGCTTGCTTACACTTTTTACGTATTTGATTTCCAGAATCAGTCGGATAGATGGTACACTTCTTTCGTTTCTTTTCATCTAACGCATGAAGCATCCGATTGAACTCGTTTATATGAAACTGTTCAGATTGAGCTTGTTCAAATAAAATATCTATTGCTGATTTCATGGAAGAGTACCCAAGTCGATATTCGAACCAGTAAAGAAAGTTGGTATCGAAGAAACAGCGACATCTGTTGAATTATTGTTAATATCAAAGAATTCTACTTTATGCTCTAATAACTCATTAAAATATTCAGTATTTGGTACTAATACTTGTGCTTCATCTGGAGAAAATAACTTATCTGAGGCTGGTTTTAATGAAATATTAGACAAATACCAAAATCCATTACTTACTACAAACCGAATACCAACCGAACTTCCTATGGAAATAGCCGGCGTGAAGTTAAATTGTTTTTGTTGGAATCGTTGAGACGCCGCTCCAGTTACTACAGATAATGTACCTATTTTTTGTCCTAGTGGATTATTATCAATAACCAGTGTGTTATTAACTCCTACCATATAAATATCTATCTTCGGGTCTACACCAGTTAAATTTACTGATCCTGAATAATTTTTGTAAAATGCATCAAGTTGGAGAGTATATTCTGTTGTTGGGAATAATGTAATAGATTCTTTATTTCCAATAAAATATCCGCTAGCAGACACACTTCCGGAAAATACTTGGTCATTATATGTTGGAACATCTGCCCGAATTGACCGTAGTAACACATCATCAGTTACAGATAGTGTGAAAGGTGTAGACGTAAGTGATGAATTATAATACGGTTCTGACCCCGACACTGTGTATATCGGATTACTACTGGATAGTAGCGAATCCGCATACCAGTTTTCTGATGCCGTTGGTGTTGTATAAAAGTCTCCGATAGATAAATCACCACGAATCGAACTGGTTACTAATAAATCATTAGTAGTTACTGGAGTATCTGCAACGAATTTATAATCGGATATGTTCGTTGAAACTCTACTTGATACTTTAAACTTGAATGGTTCGCCACTAACCGTATTAAGATTAATAATTCTTAGCTTGGCGTATGAAATTGGTATGTTCACTTCGGTGGTACTTAGTTTACTATATACCAAATTGGCAGACGATGACACTTCCACCGATGCTCCTAATATTGATGATGAGTAGCTACCACTTGTCAAATATAGTGATTCTATAACTTCACCGTTTGAGGTTTTGATAAGTTCACCTGTACTAAACGCCGTCGTATCGTTTAAAATTTCATTGATGGGTACATACAAGCTTGCGCTTACCCCGTTTATCAACAACGACCCCGTGATGTACCCGCCAATATAGTCTGCGGAAAATGACGTAGGTGCTTCTGCCTTAATCAAATAACCAATTTGAAAACTAGAATATTTTACCGGAGTTAAGCTTGCCGTGAACTGCGTACTCGCGGATACATACGACGAGGTTGCCACACTATACAACCTCTTTTCTTCCGAAAACACAACTGGTGTATTTAAAAATACAAGTGGGGAAGTGTTTCTCGCGTTGGGTTCAACCAAAATTCTAGTTGACCAGCGAACATTATACGACTTTTCCCAGTTAGAAGGTATAGCTTCTCCGGTTGTCAACTTAGAGGCTATTCCCATAATAATAACTGTAGCAAATCCAGGAGCTGTTTTTTCTGTAATTTCTACAGATATCAATCTGGAATTGCCTTGTATATACTTTTGAACTGGGTTCTGAAATATAGTTTGTCCTTTCGCATCCAAAATTTCTATTTGAATACTAGACCCAGCTTTTAGAAATGGAGAACCCGCTAATAAAAACGAATTTCTACCACCACTAAAAGTCTGCGGTAGGTTTACTTGAAAATACGATGAGGTGGCTGACCTATCTTCAACCAACACATCGTATTTTGCTAAGTTTTTTAATTGTAACGTCTTTCTAGTCTTTGGCATAGGTTTCTGGCTAGAGTCTCAATATAAATAGTATATTTAGACATTAATATACGAGAAACCGTCCTCCCGTTTGATTTCAATTACCTTATCCACCATATCCCGAGCGGTATCCAAGTGACTGATGAGGATAAGGAAATCGAATTGTGACTTTAGGATACCCATCATTGTTCCCATCGCACTGAGGTTTTCTGGGTCAAGTGTTCCCAATCCTTCGTCAATAATCATAAAGTTCGGTTTTGGGAGATTGGATGCGTTTAACAGAGCCACCCGAATGGCGAGACTGCTGATGAATCGTTCCATACCCGACGAGTTTTCCAACGGCCAAATACGTTCGTGGTCGTAGTTAAGCTTCCCAAGAATGTTCTTCCCATCCACTTCGAGAGAAATGGTGAACTCGACAATCTGTGTTAAAATATTATTTATTTCAGACTCAATCGCCGGGATTGCCCGTGACATCAGTTCGTATGGTACCCCGTCACGACCCACGGCTTCCATATAATACTTGTAGGCTTCGTAAGTATCTTCAAGTTCTTCTGCTTCCTTGATTTGGTTAAGGATATCAGTCTTAGTAGCCTCTAATACCTTAATTTCACCGTGAAGTTCCCGAAGTTGCTTCTCCAACTTGTCCATCGTCTTTTTGTTGACACTAATATCGTATTCAACGTGACTGATATGTTCGTCAACCGTCTTGTTGTGCTTGATGTTTTCTTCGTTCACCTTATGTAATTCAATGTCCTTCTCAATCTGTTCCCGATTACGGTCACACTTTTCAATACTGGTAATCAACTTCTGAATATCCAGTTCTAATCCACTTGCCTTCTTCTGGAGTTGTTGGACTTCACTCTGTATCTTCTCGTAGTATGCACAGAGATTAACCTTATCGACCAACGGTTCCATCTGCTGTTTGATTTCGTTTACTGCATCTTCTTGTTTAGTCTGAAGTTCATACAAGTCAACAAGTTCGTGAGTGACAGACTCCATATCTTCAATGATAGACTTGTTGTTTTCTACGCAGACATTACAATCTGGATTATACTTGTAACTTTCCAACTTGGTCTTGAACTTTTCCTTCTCCGTTACCTTTGATGTAGTCAGCTTTAATGCGGCAGTCCCCTTATTGAATAAAGCAGACAATCTGTTATATTCTTCTACCGATTGACGAAGTTCTGGGACGTTCGCATCCACAACCTGCTGCGTCTTTTCGGTAATCGTTGAGTGAAGTTCTTGGAGTCTGGTTTCGGCGTCAGCTCTACTTTCGGTATGTTGCGTAATTAATTTATTAGTCTCAACCAACTTCTGTTGCAGTTTATCCAAATTTAGTTCAATATTCGGGACGGGTTTCTTTTGGGTCTGCCAATCACGAAGTTTCCCATCTAACACCTCACGTTCGCCCTTGATTTCCGTGATAGTAGTTTCTACCATTTCGTGTTGTACCTTTGCATTTTCTAACTTGGTTTGGGTATCCGATAGGGTTTGGTCGAAATCAATCTTCTTAAACTTTTTGAGTGCACCAGAGATTTCCTTACTCTCCTCGTTTGCGGTATCAAATAACTTATCAAAGATATTCAATCCCATAAATTGGATAAGTAAGTCCTTCCGTTCCGAATGTGACTTGTCAATGAATAGGGCGTTTGCCGTCTGACTACTCAACGTGGTCAATACGAAGTCCTCATAACTGCCTACATAGTTACGGATATTGGCGTTTGTATCCCGGCGGTCTTCACCGTTCAACGAAGTATGCGTTCCATCAGAATGTTCCTTCCAGAACGAAACGTCCACCTTGACATCGCCTGTCTTTTTCCGTGTACCTGTTCGACGGATGAAATAAGTTTCTTGGTCAATCTCAAACTTCAACTCACATTCAAACGTATCTTTCCGATTGTTCATAATATGGTCACCGCGGAACGCACGAGGAGTCTTGTCGTAGAGACAGAAGATAAGAGCATCCATCGATGAACTCTTCCCAGATGCATTCTGAGCAAAGATACCGTGAATCCCATGCATATTCTCAAAATCAATCTCGTTATTCTCACCATACGAGAACATATTGGAGAACGTGAACTTCAACGGACGCCAATGGATATTTCGTGAGTGGTCCTCATGACTTATTTGGGCGTTCAACTTATTGTTGACGGATACAACCTTTTTCATCAATTCATCATCAACGGTTTCGTGATTCCGTTCAATCCAATCTTGAATCAACGAATTCTGCGTGTTCACATTAGTTACATCGGTCGTGATATGCGTTCCTTTACGATACGACGGGGATGAATTATTGAACCGATTCTTGTTGATGCTCAATTCAATCACATTGTAACGCTTCCGAAGTGCCGCTGTCGTTTTCTTAATGAGTGATGTATCAGCGTTTCCCGTGAACAACCGAAGTCGGACATTCTTCGGCATATCGATTGGAAAGTTAATCTTACCTTCGACTAACTCCAGTGTGTAATATCCATATGCGTTCGGAAGTTCCTTAAATACGTGTGTACACTCTTCAACATTCCAGAGACACCAGCCGTGACCAGTAACCGTTTCTCCGTGGTTCTGTTGGATAAGCGACGATGAGTACACGATGACGGGATTACTTTCCTGCAATACTTGATACTTGTGAATATCACCAAGAAGTACGGCGTCATATCCCTCGAATGTGGTCACATCTACGTGACGATTGGTGATGACGTACTTGACATCGGTTTGTGCGCCGTGAACTGGTCCGTGGTATAATGCAATCTTTCGTACATTCTTACGACAATCTTCGACAACCGGCCATTGGTCACGGTCATCTAATATAGAAAATACTGCGAAATCTACGTCAGCAACTTGGTAGATATCGGAGTGTTTGAAGTAATGGAGATTCGGATGGTTCAGATTCTTAATAATCGGCGTCAAACTATCCAACCGATTCATATTGGACAGATTGAGGTCGTGATTGCCTGCGATGATGAAAGTTGGAGCAATGTCCGCAAGATTACGGAGAAATTCTGACGCGAGTTCCACCATCTCTGGACTCATATCCGTCTTAGCATGAAGTATATCACCAGCAACAAGGATAACCCCGTCAGTTAAATCTGTCTGACGGAGTTGCTGGTAGAATGTATTAAATGCTTCCCGATATTCTTCGTGACGCTTGAAAAGACGGATGTGAATATCTGCGGTATGTGCGATTGTTCGTAACTTCTTAAATGGTACGTCAATTCTCATATATTCTGTAACCTGCCACCAATATAGTCTTTAAATGTTGTTGCAGACCCACGTTCGATGCATTCCCACGTATCCTTGAAACCTAACTCCGAAGGGTCTTTCTTGTCAAGGTTTACCAGCCTTACATTCATCTCATATGTATTTAACGTTTGTTCGATTTCACGTGCATCGTTTAATGCATCATCATCCAGTACGACATAGACATCTTTGACTTTGTTCTTCACCATTTGCTTCAATAGCTTTTTAGGTACGAACTTACCCAAAAGTGGCACGGCGTTTCGACGAATGGCGATAGCATCGAACACACCTTCACACAGCACCAACGGCATCTTCCAATTAATTTGATTCTCGAACATCACCACATTTTTTGAGACAGGTGGGTTCTTATATTTCATCCCGCCATCATAGAAACTGCGGGCGATAAAATAATTTAGCTTGTTATTTGTATCGTACGACGGGATAATAATACGATTCGCATACGGACCATCAACTGTGTATCCCATCTGATATCTGATAATATCGTATCCCGTAATTCCTCTGTTCTTCATATACCGAACAGCGTGCTTATAGTGAAGATTTTTTGATGGAATCCACAATGGCTTGAAACCAGGCGGGAGATAAAGGTCAGTAACTTCGTCCGCTGTTTCTACATAGTTCCGTACTTGGTCATCGGACAGAAGCGACTTTAGCTCCTTCATTTGGGAAGGAGATACATCCAGTCTCTTAAATAGTGTTATTAAAGAACGTCCTTTAGCCCCACAATGCCAACAATGAAAAACATTTTTTAACAAATTGACAGCGAATTTTCTCTTATGATTATGGCAAAAAGGACATTGGAAATAGTGCTCACCATTTCCAAACTGTTTAAAATCACCTAATATTTGCGACAAAAGAGAGATTAGATTCATAATAGAAATCTAACCTCTCTTCTATAAATTGTCAAGTTTTCTTATTCAACTTCTTTTTTATTAACCAGTTGAAAGAAGTGCTCTGCGGGAATAACCACGTACACTGGTGTATTATTTCTCTTAAAGAAGAGAACGGGAGTCGTTCCTTCTTTCGTATTCCCTTCTGCTTGTTCCAGAGAAGCCCAGATGTTCATCTTTTCTTGGTTCTTACATTCTGGAGAGTAGGGAAATACCTTCCGCGCCGCAGGTGACAACTTAATATCTGTTCCACTATCACCCATCAAGGTTGAAACCACATCATCTGGTTCCAATTGTGTGAAGTTTTCTAAAATCATATCTCGTACTGCGTTTTGTAACCGCTTACCTTTATTTTTTGCACTACGTGGTTTCATCGTAACCTCTTATAACATTAACTGTTTGTATTATATAATGCGCCTGGTGTGTTTCTAATTTCGTTTGAAGTTGCGTATTTAGTAGAATCGGTTCCTTGTGCGTTGTATAAGTGTACTACTTTAGACTTAAATGTTTTTAACGGACTGTTAATTAAAGTACTATAATATTTGAATGCCGAGGTAGTGTTGAATGTTCCATTAGTTGCATCATCAGCTGCCGCTTGTGTAACCGTCTTGTTGTGTGGGTCACGATTTCTAACTTCTGATTGATACGTGTTTGGTAAAAAGTCTACCGCAACTTTACCTTCGGTTTGTTCTCTAGGTGTTTTATTGGTACCTAAAGTATTTCCGTTTTTAAAATTCCAATTGTTGTATAAGTCTAGTAATGACATAAAAATCCTCAGGTATCAAATTTAACAACAAACGTTTGCGTGCTGTAATCTGTGCGTTGGATTGGGTTCGACAGTTTAGCTACCGCCACCAATTCATGGTCTTGATTATATAACCCGATTGAAGTGATATATGGATATAAACTTTGGGAAGCCATCAATACTAACGGTGTTTCGGTTGACCCAGTAATCATCTTTTTTGTGGCAGATGGATTATATACCGAGTATAGAAAGTCTGTTGGGTTTAGCTTAACTTTAACAGAATGTTCAAACAATTTTACCGAGGATGTGAACTGTATGTTTACGTTGGTTCCGCTGACGATACACATTCCACCACTTGTAATTTCACCCGAGACTCCGGTGAGTGGCTTAATAACTGCTATACCTTTATCGTAAAAGATTCTGCCGATATTATATCCAACACCCGACTGTGATATAAATATATTTCCAGTAGAATCATCATATGATGACGATGTACCAATAGAAATAGTAAATGTACCAGGTTTTATTTCTTCTCCAACAAGGTCTTGTGTTGCACTTACTACAAACACCGACCCCGATGGTGAGTACGAAGAAGATTGAATTCCATATGATGTATATGGAATCGGTGAGTAAAACGATTGAACTATAGAATCATATAATTCATGCTCATCGTTTTGTACACGTAACCCGCTTCCAGTTACATACTGCTTACCAAATAGAACTTTTACATCAATAGAGTTTGATGTAGACCCGGAAACATACGTGTAGCTATGTTGGGCATATGTTCGAAATGGTGTTACAGTGTACTCAGTAGGAGCAAGAGACTTAAACGCAGTAACAGGAAGAGTCATAATTGTCCACCCGAAAAGCGGTTTAGTAGTCTAAGCGAACGCGAATCAATGCTTCTTTATCTGTACTCTTTTGGATTGGTCTACTGAGTTTTGCTACTGCCAATAATTCATTTGCGTCATTGTATAGTCCAATTGTGGTTGGATATGTAATTGGATTATTATTAAGGAACGGTGTGAGTGGCGTTTGTGGATTTGACCCACTATAGTATGTTGGATTATTGGAGTAGTTATAGTTTCCGTTCTTCAAACGTATGAAGTAGTTATTTGATGTAATCTTTTCTGCGGAACGTGCGATGAATGGTGAGCCCGCTGCCATAGAAGAAGAAATTGAACGAACTAAACCTTCGTGTTGGTACTGATAAGTAGTAATACCACTACCCGTATATGGCGCAAATGGGCGAGAGGTAGAGGTTCTAATGTTGTTTGAAGGAGTAATAAACCCAACCGACGAACTGACCACGGAAGGACGTAGTACGATAACACCGTAGTCTGGGAACACTAATCCATATACTGTACTGTCACTCGTTGCAATCCCCGCATCAAGTGTACCAGAGCGAATATTGTACACATTGTTTGCAACAAGGTTTCCAACAACAGCGGTTCCAAGACCACTATCGTCAATAAAGGTACGGATGCCGCGTGATCCCGACAATCCTAATTGCCAGTTGCCTGGGTCAATTGCTTGCTTCAAACGTGAACGTTGTACGTTGATGACGTAAATATCTTCCGAATCTACTTCGTTAAATGAGAATAAGGAAACGTCTTTACTCAACAAAATATTACGATACTGAGCGTACGTAACTTGTGTAGGCAATGTTGATGTATTTAATGAAGTAAGCGGAGGAGAACCCGCTCCACTTACGTGTCCGTATGCTACAGAGAATTGAATGTCAGACGAAGTGGTATCTACCCCGTTATAGAGGTCATAATAAAACTCACCAGAATTTGCAAATTGTACACTTGAAGTGTATATTGCTGAAAGACTTCCCGTGTCTCCTGACCACATCCCCGTAGTTACTTCATTACTACGTAATGATGTTATGTCACTGCCGGTATCTAAGGTTGTAAAAATACTATATGGCATGTGATATTCCTATTATGCGATTGTTAACGTAAAGTTATATACGGCACCGGATTCTGCACCAAAAATTGTAACAGAGGTTGATCCGGTCTTTGTTTTAGAACTAATCTTAAATGATAGCCCATTGGCAACGATTGACCCTCTACTATTTGCAGGAACTATTCCTGTATTCGGTGTTACTACTTGTACTTCTGCTAATGAACTATCTGCCAAAAGAATTGTATAACTAGTCTCAGTTTTTGAAGGAGAAGTAGAGGTGTATGTAGTAATAGGTGTAACGGTAATATTGGTAGTTCCCGATGTACCGGTTCTATAAATAGTAAGTGTACCGCTTGTTGGGATTGATGTTCCTTGAATTTCAATTTGAGGAATGATTGGCGTTCCTGCAGTTTGCGATAATTCAGGTTCAGTAATCGTTACCAACTTATACCGCATGATTTGCGTTTCGTCAGGAGTTGCCTCTAATACGGGCATGTTTTCAATAATTGCACCGTAATAGTTTGACCCTAGTGGGTGAGCGGTATTATAAAGACCGTAATCCACTTCGTCATCTGCGACTGCGAACTTGGTAATTTGGAAATTACCCGTGCCGGTCCCTTGCGACAAGAGTTCCCGTCCACGATTGGTTAAAATAGCGTCCACGGTAATTGTGGATTTATCTAGGTATCCCATATTTCTTAATCTCCTGAGTAAGGTACATCTACTATAAGTATAAAGTAATTTAATTTAAGTCAATTATTTTACGTTTAACTGACCGCCGCCACCAAAGGTAATGGTGTCCATTTGTTCTGGAATTTGGACGGTGCCGCCGCCACCAGAGGTAGTTTGTGTGGTGTTTGTGTTTACCACCACATTAAATTCACTAGAAATTGATACACTAAATGGTGGCTTATTGTCAAACGTACTATTGGTATCTCGGCATCCTAGATAATTTCTACGCTTTAGTGCAGTATTATTGTCTCTACTG